CATCTCCATAGTACTGGGCTTCTTCTAGATTGTGTGAGAGGTAATCCGCCAACTTCTTCATATGGAAGTCTTCATCTACATCTACGATGGTAAATTTAGCTTCTTGCATAATATCCGACAGGGTATTGGCTACATCCAGGACTTGAACGCCACCTTTGCGCGACATACAATGAGAGAACTCATTTAGAACATCGCACAGGATGCCTTCATCGCATGACTCAGAAATCATAGACAGTACTTCTGCCTGAACTTCTGCTAATCCTTTGAAAGAAGGTACAAAACGTAAGCTTTGAACATTGACTCCGTACTTCTCGTTGAGAGTTTGGATTACCAATTGCTTCAAAGGCTTTTTGAATTCGTAGATTTTATTTACATAAGCATGAATATCCTTCTGAGAAACCGTCCCGGGATTATTAACCTGATAAACAGAGTCCATTACAGCCACCAAATCAACTTTATTCGATAAGGCAATGTAAGGAACTTGTGCGACTGCCTCTTGAAGGGCATCTTTCACCACTCTATCTGTGGAGTATATGTGTGACGCAAGGGTTGCGATGGTATCGTTATTGGTCCACATGCGGGAAAAGGATTCTTTTGCTTCCAGTAGCTCTTTGCGAACTAACTCTTTATCACATACCATTTCGTAAAGAGTTTTCTTGGAGTTGGTGGGAACGACAACAAACTCGTCTTTCAAGTTTTCGAGAGCTAGTCGAGGAAGGTCGTAGGTTTCTCCTACCACCTTAGACAGCCTCAATCCTTCTATAAGCTTACCGTTCTGCGAAAGGGCGTCAACGTTCTCTTCTAAGTACTTCCTAAGCAGAGGAAGAGCCTCGTTAAACTTTTTATATGCCTTCGTGTTAAAAATATTGTAAGATTCGTTGAATCGGCTTAATCTTTTGTTGAGTCTCTTTCTGCTATCTTCAATTTGGGCTCTCATCGTGAAGGACTCAATGATTTTATCAAAGGAAATCTCGGCGGTATCAAAACGGTCGTGGACTAAAGACTCCATAAACTTATGAACATGATTCTCAACTCGGTTATCAATCGCTTCGTCGGAAGTAATTTTCTCTAGGTCCTCAACCATAAAGTTTTCTAGAGTAAGCCGTCCCTTCGTTTCTTTGTAGTTACAGGAAATCAGAGCATTGCTTTCGGTCACAAATGTGACAGCTCTATCGGCGTCATGGATATCGAATATAACGAGATTTTCTCTCAAACGACGACCAAGATAATCACCAGCCTCGTTTAACCGAGCAAAATTTTTGTTACGAGAAGTAAATAGATTTTTTAGTTTCATCAGATTTGTGGGTGTCTATGTTATATAGCGTATTCAAGGTACTCTTTTTGATTAATTATGGTCCCTCTGCCGCGTCCGGCTTTGGGGCTCCCCCCGGCGGTGGCATAGGAGACCCTCCAGGAGGCGGTGGTGCTGGTGCACCTCCAGGCGCTCCTCCGCCTTCCATACCCGGCGGTGGCGCAGCTTCCGCTGCTTCGGACTCCTTCTGCTCTTTAATTTCCTCAATCTCTAGGTCGTTCATTTGATAGAAGGTACGGTAAATGTACTCGTTAGAGAAAAGCTCTAGACCTTTTACTGCCTGCACTACTCTAGTTTTTTGTTCCGCTAACTCTAGCTTCCTCTTTTCGGAAAGGTCTGAGGGAGGTGCCAGTCTTATTTTAAGGTTTGTCCACAATACCTTAGGAAATTTCCTAAGTTCCAAGTGACGCTTAATAAGAGTCTCTAAGCAGACTTCGGTATCTCTCTGTACACGCATAACTGCCTTGGCAAATTTAGCGTCCAATTGGGATAGATTAGCTTTACGTTCTGGAGACTTATCTTTTTCTACGATAAAGTCTTTGGGAATCTTCATAGATGCCAAAACCTTGTCACGGAAGTACCGAACGTCGTCAATCTCTCCGAGGTTCTGAGCTCCAGGAAGAGTCTCAATTTTAGTTCCTTGTCCGTTCTTAATCGGAACAAAGAAGTCCTCTTCGTTAGAGAGAGGGTTGAACCGCTCGTCCGCGTTCATGCTATCATTGTTAAAGAATTTTTCCTTCTTGAACTTAGCTTTTACGCGCTCCATGAACATTTCTACCTTGGTCTGGGGGAGATTACCTGTATCAATGTAGAATATCCTCCTTTCGGGTGCGCGATGCAATCGATAGATAAGCATAGCATCTTCCATCATGCGCAGGGACTTCCATGCGCGTACCCCCGGGGCACAGATAGACTTTCCATAGGGATAATAATTAGAGTCTGATGTGTGGAGACGGAAGTGAATTAGCTGATTCCGGTCCAGTTGGATGGTCGTCTTTTTGTTATACCGACCAACGCTAGTGTATTGGGTGCTCTCTGAAGTTGAAGCTGGAACTTCCTGGATAAATCCTCGCAGATATCCGTACCTGTCTTCCCTACGGTAAATGTACACTGGATTAAGAATCTTCAGTCTCTGAATCCCAGCGTCTGGATTGTTTATGTCTACAATATTCTCTACAAAGCAATCACCGTACTTACACATGTTGCGAATAATGTCCCATAAGTATTTATCCAAATCAGTTTCCTTAACGAAGTCTTGGATGGCGTCCTTAACCCTTTCATCTTCGGTCTCAACCGTAACCATGTCCCCATCTAAATGACTTTGTGTAGCGTCATCAGCGTAGATGTCTAGAGCTGCTCCTATTTCAGGGTACTCATCCATCTTCTCATAGTCGTGGTATCTCCTCCGACGCTCATATTCAATAGCTGGAAGCCGTGCGGCTCCCTTAACCAGACCCAGACTTGCTCCGGATATATTCTCATCACCCTCTCCTTCCGCATTACTAATAACATCGCCCTTATAAGGGTCACTGCTAGCGGGACGTCCTCTTTTTTTCTTAGTGGTAAAGAAGCTTTTGAAAAAAGCGGCGAAACGCCCTGAAAGCGCCGGACCAACACCCATGGTATTGCTTCCCGGGAACGCGGTATAACCCGCGTTCTCATCGAGCCTTTCCTCCAGGTCTTGCAACCTACCTTCCAGGTCTTCTTTTTCTTTGTCGTTTAAATCCATTTTCTGTAATCCTCAAACTCCTTATTATATGTACCCTTCGAAAAACTTGGTGTTGGTAATTCTCTGCCAGTTGGTTCTACTAAATCACCCTTGAGTATGGGGATGGGACTATTCGCCACAATATCACCCATCAAAGTGCTTCCAATCGCCAAACTCATCACCAAATCATCGGCAAAACCTTCTTCTGCTTGAATTTTTCCGGTTTTACTAATTATAAAAGTCGTTAGCTCTTTAAAAGTTCTCTCGGAATTAACTTTTATTTTTGAAGTTTTTAAATTTTCTTGTAAATTATTTAAAATTGCATCTCTATTTTTGTTATTTACCAAATATCCCATCTCACCTCTATCATCAGTCCACATGTTATCGTACTCATGAACCTCAAACAACTGTTCAATGAGAGCTAACCCCAGTCCGTTTCTCTCTGGGCAGATAAAGGCGGTATTATAGCGCAACCCTTCTTGCACCATAATTTTAGCAAACTCATTTAACCCAATTCGGTTGCTATAAAACTCAGCTACTTGATTACCGTTGTATAAGTTTATAACATGAAACGCGGAGTAATCTCTATCTCTACCGAAAGAAGTATCGGCAGCGATTAGATATGTGTGATATGGTTGGGGGTCTTCCCACACCCTCATCATATTGTAATGTTTTTTGTAGTACTCCTCAGTTGTTTGCGCCTTGACCCTCTGTAGTGTGCCACCGTCGATAAACGTCTCACCTGTTCCTAGGAACTCTCCTTCATACTCTTGGAGCCAAGCTCTCTCACCCACATTATTTCGCGTCACCTCCGCCCACTCTTCGGTATACTCTGGGTGTTCTCTCCAATGAATATCAATAGTATTAAAATTATTTTTCCCTAATTCCGCATCATGGTACAGTTCGTAGTACAGATTAGCCATACCATTTACTGTGGACAAGATAAAAGCAGAACCCCCCGTAGAGATAGTGGGGTAGATAGCCATCCAAAACTCAGTCATCTTCTCGATAAACGCAGCCTCATCCACAATGAGGAGGGATACTGCTTCTCCACGACCTGCGCCAGCTGGTTGTGATTTAATTTTACTGCCAGTAGATAGTTTTAAAGTGTGCTTGTTTCGCTCTATCTCCTGTGGCTGTAACCAGTTAGGTAAATCATCGTACATATGGACGGCTCGGTCTAAGAAATCTCTCGACTCTCGGTCCCCAATGGAAACCACCATGACGTTCTTATCCTTATGAAAAATAATGTACCAGAGGGCGTAAGCCGCACAAATAGTTGTGGCTCCTGCCTGTCGGAATTTCCTCATCAAATTGAAACGGTGAGACCCGAATTCCTTCACTATTCGTTCCTGGAATCGATACAAATCGAACTTCACGCGCCCGCGCACGGGATGGGTAATGTATACGTAGTTACGTATGAAATATGTCGCATCATTACGACATTTTTCTATTTCTTGTTTTAATTCGTCAGGAGTCATCAAAGATACACTATTATATAGACATGCGCAAACTCGCCTTTATACCTACTAGAGAAGCCAAAGAGCGTCCCATCCAGACGTTCCTGGAAGAAGCCGGATGGACAGTTCATTATATCATAAAAGATTCTATTTTTGATGCATATACTTCTGCAATAAAAGAACACGATTTAATGGCAAAAGATAGAGTAATCATGTGCCACGATGATATCGAGGTTCTCACGAACGTAGACGCCTTCAATGCCATTATCGACAAAGAGTTGGAAGATAATACGGGTTTCTTAGGTATCGCAGGTCCAGTACGTTTGAACAAAACTGGATGTTGGTGGCACGGTCTAGGAAAAGAATTTCCTCACCCTGAATGCTTTTTACGGGGACATGTTTTTCATGGCAAAACTATTCATGAGTGTTACCCCACGTATTACGGTGGGTTCGGAGAGGCAGAAGTTGTAGACGGTCTCTTTATGGTAACTACCGGAGCTACTCTCCACAACATTAAAACTCAGATGCCAGAGGAATTTGTGAGCAAATGGGATTATTACGACATGTACTATAGCTATCAGGCTCAACTCAAAGGACGAAAAAATAAGGTAGTTCCTATATCAATCCTTCATCATTCCCCTGGAGAGGGTGCGTTAAGTGAGGAATGGAATAAGAATAGGGAACAATTCCTTCAGATGTATGGGAAGAAGTTTGTAGATATCACTCTACCTGCCCAAGCCCAATTGCCAGCACAGGCTTAGGATTTTTCTCAAATTTAAGAACTAAATCGTCGAACGCTGAGTTAGCAAATTCGGGTGTGTGAATTAGCATTACCCAGTCGGAGCTATCTATAGTTCTTTTCGAAGCCTTGTACCAATCATCTGCCCATTTACGTATATCACATTTCTCGTCACTCAATATAATGATTTTGTCCGCTTTCGCACAAGCTGCGTCTAGGATTCCTTTCTCGTCACCTCCTAGATTACTGAAGAAGTGTTTCGATGGAAACACTAACCTAATTTTAATCTCGTGCATTAATAA